ACAAACACAGCCCCATCAGGCTTCTAATTTTTATTCTTATACGGGGGCTTCGGCTCCCCTTTTTTCTTATGGCAACCACAACTATTGACCTCGATACAGAACTATCCGCAGTAAACAATATACTGGGGGCTATAGGTCAATCACCTTTAACCACTCTTAACTTTGATAACCCAGAGGTATCATTAATATATAACCTACTCCGTGATGCTAACGTAGACACGCAAGCAGAGGGGTGGCATTTTAACACAGAGAAACATATAAAGTATACACCTGATTCTGTGACTCATAAAATAACAATAGGTAATGATATATTATCTATGGATTTGCATGATAATCAGGCTCGCAGACCTTATGACTTTGTACGTCGTAATGGTTTCTTGTATGACAAAATAGAGCATACTGACGAGTTTGCAGATATAGATAGTGTTGATCTTGATGTTGTTAGATTATATAACTTTGAAGATCTACCTATTATATTTAGACGATACATTGTTTATAGAGCATCTAGAGTTGCTGCTACAAAATTAGTATCTAACCCTAACCTTGTTAAATTACTAGCTCAGCAAGAAGCTTTATCAAGAGCCGCTCTTATGGAGTATGAATGTAATCAGGGAGACCATAGTATGTTTGGATTTGAAGATAATTCTGCATACCAAACCTATCAACCTTGGAGAAACCTTAGACGATAATGGCAAGCATAACACAAACTATCCCTCAATACTCACTAGGAATGTCAGAACAGCCTGACCAGCTTAAATTTCCCGGTCAGGTAACAGAGGTAATAAACGCAATACCAGACATAACCAAGGGTCTATTTAAAAGACCGGGTGCTAAAAGAGTAGGTACAACTCCCCTAGCTAATGTACAGAGTGGTGGTTCGTGGTTTCATTACTTTCGTGATGAGACAGAAGGATCATATATAGGACAGATAGCAGCTGATGGTCAGGTACGTGTATGGCGTTGTACTGATGGACAACAAATGACTACAGCCTACGGAACAGGTGGGCAAACAGCTATACAGAACTATTTAGCTACAAGCACACCAGAAAATATACAAACACTTACAATCAATGACACAACTTTTGTTACCAGTCGTGATACTACTAATGCTAACACTCTCATTGGGACAACGGGAACTACAGATGCTACACCAGATGCTCATTTCGGGTTCATAGAATTATTACGTACTGAAAATGGTAGACAGTATGGTGTCAATATAAATAACGGCACAGCTGTTACAACAGTAAAACGAGCTACTAAAATAAAAGTTACCTCACATACTTTTGACGAGTCAGATGGCTCAGGTCATTGCCCCGGTATAGGCACAGAGGTATATGCTGTTACAGCTGCTAATACTTACGGTGCTACAACTAATGTGGTGCATGTCAAAAATAGTAGTGGTACAACCTTGACTACAGGTAGAGATAATCTTACATTTAGAATCAACGCTCTAGGTCAGCAAGGTGTTAGTCCTAACTATAGTGCTAGTCAAAACGGACCCGGTGGACAGAACTACAGATGTAGTTATAATATAGAATGTACTTTACTACATGGTGGTGAAGGTTGGGAAGTTGGTGATGTTGTACGAGTAAATCCAGAGCATGCGTCTACCGCAAGTAGTTCTGATGGACAAGCTTATGTAGAAGTAACTGTAACAGAAATAGAAAGTACTGAAGTTAACGCTACTGTATCTTCTAATGGTGATGGTTTAATACGACCAGCTCCTACTCCTTTTGATGCTGATACAGCTGTAACTACTGACACGATTCTCGGTGGTATTATTGCTGAATTACCTAGTGGTGTAACTGGTAAAGTTATAGGACCGGGTATATATTTATCTAGCAGTAATCCATTTAGTGTGGAGGTCGTTGAAGAAGATTTAATGCGATGCTTTCAAGCGTCTGTAAACGATGTACAGAATCTACCTAACCAGTGCAAACATGGTTATATAGTCAAAATAGCTAATGCTAGAATGGCAGAAGAGGATGATTACTACCTAAGATTTGATGGCGAAAATAACAGAGACGGCACTGGCTCATGGTCAGAGTGTGCTAAACCGGGTATAGCTAAGTCCTTGACTAATATGCCACTGGTTATACAACGTACAGCTACAACTACATTTACTGTTAAGCAGTTTACGTATGAAGATAGACGAGTAGGAGATGATTTAACTAATCCATTACCCTCGTTTGTAGGTCAGCGTATAAACAAAGTACTATTTTTCCGTAATAGATTAGCTCTATTATCAGGAGAAAATGTAATAACATCTAGACCGGGTACATTTGGTACTCCTGATTTCTTTGCTGAGTCAGCTCTTACTGTTGGTGCGGCAGATCCTATAGATATATCTGCTGCTTCTATATTCCCATCCGAGTTGTTTGATGGTATAGAAATTAACACAGGTCTAGTCGTGTTTAGTACTAACCAACAATTTTTACTAGCATCTGACGATACAGTACTTAATCCAGATACAGCTAAATTACGTAGCATATCTACATATAACTATAATGAAACTATACCCCCGATATCTCTGGGTACAACAATAGCATACGTTGATAACTCTGGTAAGTTTAGTCGATTTATGGAAATGGCTAATACTCAAAGAGAAGGAGAACCTAGTGTTGTTGAAGTAACTAAAGTTGTTCCTACATTATTACCTAAAGATATTGACTTACTGACTAACTCAAGAGAAAATTCTATGGTACTGATGGGTAAGACAGATTCCGATACAGTCCTTGGTTATAAATATTTCCAAGTGTCTGAACAACGACAGCAAGCTGCATGGTTTAAGTGGAAATTTAATAATCCATTACTATATCATTTTATTGTTAATGATGAATACTTTTTCTTAGACACTGATAATTTTTTACAGTGTATTAAAATTGTACAGACTACATCAGATCCTAGTATAACTCAAGATGAAGTTGATTTTTTATTACACGTAGATAATTATACTACCATAAGTGGTGGAAGTTATAGTGCATCTACAAACCTTACAACTTTTAGTAGTGTCAGTTGGTTATCAAGTGTGACAACACCTAATCATGACTTAGTGGTTATTGATACAAATACTAACTCTGCACGACTTGGAAGATATGCAAAGCCTACGAGTACAAGCACAACTAGCTTTACAGTACCCGGAGACTGGTCTAGTGCTACATTAACTATAGGATATATTTATCCATATGAAGTTAAGTTTCCTACATTTTATTATACTAGACAAGAAGGCAATCGTACTAGATCAGATATTAATGCTTCATTAGTTTTACACAGAATAAAACTTCACTTTGGCAAGATAGGTCTATACGAAACTACTCTTGAACGTATAGGTAAAAATGATTATACTGAAGTATACGAGTCAACTGAGCTTGATGAGTATGATGCTTCTGATGCACCATATCTAGAAGAGTTTATCAAAACAATTCCTGTATATGAAAAGAACACAAACGTAGATGTTACGTTAAAATCATCACATCCCGCACCAGCGACTTTACGTGCGTTGTCTTGGGAAGGTGATTACTCACCCAAATATTATAAACGTGGCTAAATACATACACCCGATTACACTGGAGGCTGCTACAGAGGTAGCCTCTAATCTCCGTCCAGATGACCGCAGAGAGGTCGAAGAAGGTCACGGGATAGATCCTATGCTCCTTCCTTCTCTGATGTCTTCAAACCCATCCTACGTGTATTTCACAGTGCCTGACGGCAAGACTGCTGGCATGGCCGGAGTAGGAGAAGATGGTAATATATGGATGCTTTGCACTCCTGATATTCACCGATACCCAATTACATTCGCAAGAGAAGCCAAACGGTATGTCGATAACCGTCCTGAGCCTCTCCTTTGGAATATAGTTGATATGAGAAACACTGTGCATTTAAAACTGCTAAGGTTTCTAGGCTTTAAGTTTTTACGTAAGTTAAAACACGGGCCAAACAATGTAACATTTATAGAATTTTGCCGTGTGCATGGATCTTAATGCGGACAAACGAGAAGCCGCAAGACTAGAAAAACAAAGAAAAGATGCTGCATTTGGTGCTGCTAAAACAGAGTTTCATGGTAAAGAAAATACCTTAAAAATAGCACAAAACACCAATGTTATAGGTTACACTAAAGATATTAGTGACGCTTATGCTACAGTAGTATCAACAATAGGTAAAGGTAGAGCTGCAATAGAAGATGCTACGAAAGCATTTTTAGCATCTCAAAAAGTTAATGAAGGAGGACGTTCTACAAGATTCGGACTTAATAAATACCTGACCCTATTACAGAAAACAAATGAAGTTGAAAGTGTTGTAGATACACTACTTGGAAGAAATATGGGATATGTACAAGAAGGAGCTAGACGTAAGTTTACACTGGCTGATTCTGAAGCAAGAGAAGCATTAGGCTTAGTTCCACAGTACGGTGCACCTGTTATGATGCCTCCATCTAATAGACTTGGCGGTGCGTTAAAGATTGGTTCAGCAATTCTAGGTACAGCTGGAAATATGTATAGCTTAGGAGCCTTTGGAAACCCTGCTGGTGGACCACTTGGTTTTATATCTGACCGTAGATTAAAAGATAACATTAAAGAAGTTGGTATGTCACCTAAAGGTTATAAAATATACGAGTTTAGCTATAAAGGTGACAGTACACGCTACCGTGGAGTTATGGCTCAAGATGTTGCTAAAAAGAATCCAATGGCTGTAGGTATAGAAAATAACTACTTAACTGTAGATTATAGTCAAGTTGACGTTGACATGGAGGTCGTATGACATCATCATTCGGAACCGTAATTGGTACACCTAGGGATCAAATTCCTAAGTTACCAATCGGTAACTACGCTAGTACTGCACCTGACCTTACACAAAGCGTAGCAGAACGCAACGAAGATCATAAAGAGGATCTTAAAGACTTTTTTGCTTCCGTTACTGAGATAGAAACTTTAAGGCATAATAATCTTTGGGATAATATTGCTGGTGTTGAACAGTTTACTGCTGCTGGTGCTCAGCTTTTTCAAAAGCGTGAGGCTGATAGGGAGTCCAGAGAAACAATTAACAGATTCAAAGATATTAATCAGGAAGAGCTACAAAGAGTAGGTGGTAAATTAACTGATATATTAAAACTAGAAAAAGCAGAAAGAATAAATCAGTTACAGACATTAGTTCGTGATGGTAACGAAACAGAAAAAAAGATAGCTCTAGATTTATTAAATCAAAACGTTCTTCCTACAGGAGAAGAGATTAGATTTGGTGATGCAACAAAAAAATTTGATAATGTTGCTGTTTCTACATATAATTCTGTAACTGAAAAAAATTATTTATTGAGTTCTAGTACTTTAGCAGATGCTCAATTAGTCGGAGATAACGCTGTCAGAGATATTCTTACTGATGTATATTATGAATTAGGCTTAGCTGGTTTTAATATAAAGTCTCGTCAAGTTCAAAGTTATATTAATAGAAAACTCCTACCGTCTCTTTTTAAAGAAAACAAGAGTCAGATAAATTCGTGGAAAGCTCTTCGTCCTCAGATTGTTCAAGCAAATATAAAAAAAGAAAACAAAGCTGACATACTCGATACATTTACAAGAAAGGCACAGGTTACAGAGGTAAACGATCAAGGTGTAGAAGAAACATTAATAAAGAATACTGGTGACTTTAACAATTTACTGGAAGTATTTATAGCAAGAAATCCTACTGTAGAAAATAAAGGAGATGCCATTAATTTTATAATGGAGTTGTTAGCCAAAGATCCAGCTCTTAAAGATCAAATTAAGCTTGGAGATATTGATTATTTCTTAAACGATGCACTAATTATAGATGATACCCAGAACGGAAAAGAAGTTACTGGATTTCTGAATACTAAAACTAAAGGTGTTGAATCAGTAGAACAGTTTTCTATGAACTATAAGTCTGACATAGCTGATACTAACTCAGAAGTTTATTCTGAAATAAAAACAGTTATGTCAACAGAAGTCAGAGAGTATTTAGCAGAGAACAACCGAGATAGATTACTACCCGGTGAGCAATTACACTTTATTACAAAATTTAATAATGAATTAAGAAGACGTGGTTTATCTACGAATCTTCCAATACCCGGATTTCTTCAAGGCGATGAGACTATTGAAGACAAGTGGTCTTATGATAATCACGTAACAGCAGTTGGTTCTATAAATAAAAGAGATTGGGAAAATGCTTACAGAAGTAAAACACAAAATAAGGAGTTACCACTAACAATAAATACACAGATTGAGAAGGCTAAAGCTGAATTAACAAGACAAGTTTTAGTAGCAAAAGCTAGAGATGATAATGCAAATATAGATGATCTTGTTGAACAATTTTATCCAGCTGTGCTTCAAGATTTAGTGGAGGAAAAGTTTATAGGTAAACAAGATAAACTAAGACCACTACTACCAGAAGATACTGAGAAAGAAATTAATTCACTAAAACTTAATACAGATAAATGGCTAAATAATAAAGAGGTTAATTCAATATATGAAAAACGATACATAGATCAGTATATTGAAGATTATATGGGTAAAGGTTTTCTTCCATCAAACGTTCCAACTTATATCAAAAAGTTAGCAGCTGCTGCTGGTATGACGCCTCACCAATATATTATGACTAGAGTTACTGCAATGAATGTGTATGATGCAGAAACTATGAAATTTGTGTCAGACAAGAATCCAGAAGACATATTTAATTTAAATGAAGAGGAGATGAAATACCTATTCATAAAACCTATGTCTAGTAAAAATATACTATTGTATAGTAATAAAGAAGGCGGACTCAATGGTCCAAAAGCTAAAGATGCGTTACTTGTATTAAGACAAAAAGGTCGTAATGTTGATTCTTACGAGGTAAGAGGTTTCTTAAGAAAATTAGGAGCTTTCTTTGGCCCCGGTCCACAAACTCTTACTGTACAAGAGGCTTATGATAAGGCTAAGTCAGGCAAAGGTACTAATTTTGGCTTATACGGAATATCTGCAAAAGACATGATTAGATTAGTAGACGCTGGTATATTAGACCCTAAAGCTGAATTTAATGAAAATACTCAAGACTTTGCAGCTTTTGGTTTAATGTATCTACAGGCAAACGATGGTAATTCTATCATGGGTGCACAGACAGAAGCTCTAGACTGGAGATATTTAGCAGGGCTTGACGAAGCAACCCAAGCACAAGTGTTAATATTCTTTCCAAATCTTAAAGATATGCCTATGAATCAGTTTCATAATTTGCAAAAAGATGTAAGTAATGCTATTTTAAATGAAGTAGAGCAGAAAGCTAAAGATAAAGAGGAGTACCTTAAAAAGAATCCTGATAAGACTGAAGAAGACTTTATTATGGAGAAAGGTTCTAATGCTGAAAAACGTATGATTCTACAAACTAAACCATTCTCTACATATACTGGAGGATAATATTATGGATTCAAATCAATTTAATAACTTAGAAGAAGACGAAACAACGAATCAATCGTCGAATGATGCTTACCGTTTACAGCTTATAGATGAAGCTAATGAAGAATTAGTAGAACGTAAACAAGAAGAGGCTGACATAGCACGTCAAGAAGATCCTCGAAACGTAGAAGAAGGTATCGGCGGAATACAAGGTCTTATAAAAGAAGGTCAATCCATCTTGTCTGGCGGATTACAAGATACAGCATCATCAATCGCTACATTTCCAGAGCGTACAGTTGATGCTTTGTCTGGACAAATGCAAAAAGAAAAAGAGGAGTTTGGTGATTATAAACCTGACTGGACTCCTTTTGGAGCATATGATAATCCTATCGAAACAAAAACTTGGTGGGGTAAACAGCTTAGAGCCTTAGTTCATTTTGGCTCTATGTCTGCCGCTGCACTTTTAGCGGCAAAAGGAGCCGCAGCTACAGGAATTGTTACTATACCCGCAGGGTTAATAGCTCTAACTAAAGCTAACTGGGTGAGAGGTGCTGCTTTAGGAGCTGCTACTGATCTTGTATCTAAAGAATCAGATGGTCAAAATGCTATGGGTGCATTGCGTGACAGATACGGCTGGTTTGATACACCATTAGCTACAAAGGATACTGACCATCCTGTTATGATGAAAATAAAAAACATTGTAGAAGGTATGGGAATAGGTCTCTTTTTTGATGGTTTACTATATACACTTAAAAAAGGAGCTGATCCAGCTATAGAAGCTATTAAAGCTAGAAACAAAAGTCTAAAAGATCAGACAGTTGCAAACGGTTTAGCACAGCTAAGACGTGGTGAAGCAGAGTTTAGAGCAGATAAAAATGCTCCTATATCTCAACCACAACAAGGTGCACATATAACAGAAGTTGACCCAGACGTAGCTCAGCAACAACTATCTCGCACACGTAACGAGTGGGGAGCTGAAGAAGGGTCAACCGGGTCAGTTACTACACCATTAGAACGTGAGCGTATAGCACAAGAAGCTGCTACAGATGCAGCTCAAATAGAGCGTATTTATAAAGGACTTGTTAGTAGTGAAAAATTTGCTAAAGACTTAGAAGCTGCAAAAGGTGACAGAGTTAAACTTGCACAAACATTTAAAGAGGCAGTAGAAGCACATCAACGTATTACACAAGGTAGAAATGCTGCTGATATGTCTGCTAACGAGTACTTAAAAGAGTTATTAGAATCTCAGCCTGATATTATTGATGGTGTTGAAGTTTGGACATCTAAAAACGTAGTCATAGCTGATCTAATATCTGGTACATTACTTAGACAGTTACGTGATACAGGTATTGCGGGTCGTGAAATAGCAGATTTAGTTGACTTAGCAGACGTAGATGGACCAGCTAAACAAATTATTGATACAATGTTAACTGCATTATATCAAACTAAAAAAGCTAGGTTTGTAAAATCTGATTCATTTAGAGCTTTGAGTGCTGGTAAAGGATCTAAGAAAGCTGTAGAAGATGCAGTTGCAGCAGAGATGGTTGACATGAAAGAGTCAATTATGACCATGCTTAAGATAGCCAAAGAAGATCCTAGTGATGATTTAATGAACGCATTATTTGAGTCATTCTCTATGATGAAAGATTTAAATACTTTAGAAGACTTTGACAGATGGGCTAGAACAATACTAAAAGGTGGACCACTTCAAGAAGGCGGTATAAACCGTACCGGTGCTCTTATAAGAGAGCTTGAGGGAGTTATGACTCATGGTATCTTATCTGGACCTAAAACTCCATTGCGAGCAATTATGGGTACATCTACTGCAACATTCTCAAGACCTTTAGCAACAGCACTTGGTGCTATTCTACGATTTCCATTTACTGGAGATGCGGCTACAGTTCGTTCAAGTCTTGCAGCTACAAATGCTTTAGTTGATGCTATACCAGAATCGTTTGAGTTGTTTAGAACTAGACTAAACTCATACTGGAAAGGTGATTTAAGTAATATTAAAACACGTTATTCTGAATATAGCAAAGGTGATGCTAACTGGGAAATACTTAGACGTTGGGCAGAAGATAGTGGTAGAGCTAGTGATGGCGACAGAGCTGCATTTGCTTTAGCTAACATGGCTCGTCAAATGAACAACAGTAACATGCTAACATACTCTACAAAACTTATGGCTGCAACTGACGATTCGTTTGCATACATTTTAGGTAGAGCTAAGATGCGTGAAAAAGCTATGCGTCGTGTTCTGGATATGCAAAACAACGGTATTGAATTACCTGAGATTACACCTGAGTTAATGAGAGCCTATGAAGATGACTTTTACTCACAGGTCTTTGATGCAAACGGAAACATAATTGATGAAGCTACAGAGTTTGCTCGCAAAGAAGTTACACTTACTCAAGAACTTACAGGCTTTACAAAAGGTCTTAACGATGTCTTTACAGCTACACCTATGGCTAAACCATTCTTCTTGTTTGCAAGGACAGGTGTAAATGGTTTAAATCTTACTGGTAAATATACACCCGGATTTAATTTCTTAGTTAAAGAGTTTAATGATATAGCATTTGCTAACCCTAATAATTTAGAGTCTGTAGCTAAGTATGGTATATTTACACCAGAAGAACTAGCTAATGCTAAAGCGTTACAAACAGGTAGGCTTGCTATGGGTTCTGCTGTAGTGTTTATGGCTATACAAGCTTGGATGCGTGGTGATCTTAACGGTAACGGACCAGTAGATAGGCAGACAAGACAAGTTTGGCTAGATGGTAAATGGGAGCCACGTACAATTAAAATAGGTGGTGTACGTGTAGGTTATGATTCAATGGAACCATTCAACCTTATAATGTCTACAATCGCTGATGTAGGTGATGCAAGTGAACTTATGGGTGAAGAATGGACTGAAAATCAATTAGGTAAAATATCTCTTGTAGTTGCACAGTCTGTTACAAGTAAATCTTACTTAGCTGGACTTCAATCCTTTGTTGATTTATTTGCTGCTAAGCCCGGTCAGGGACAGCGTATAATAGGTTCGCTAATCAATAATACTGTACCTCTATCTGGTTTACGTAACGAACTTGGTAGATTATTTACACCATATATGCGTGAAATCAACTCTGGAGTTATACAGTCTATACGTAATAGAAACTTATTAACTGAACAGATTGCTGGTGAAAACGTACTACCTGTTAAATATGATATACTAAAACCTAACTCTCCAATAAAAGATTGGGATTTCTTAACACGTGCATTTAATGCTGTGAGTCCTATATCTTTAAATTTAGAGCAAAGTGAAGGTAGAAAATTCTTATTTAATAGTGGTTATGATATGAGATTATCTACATATTACGCCCCTGATGGTACTAACTTAACTGAAAATGCTGAAGTAAGATCTTTATTTCAACAAGCTATTGGTATGGAAAATCTAGAACTTCAACTTCTTAAGTTGTCTAGAAATCCTCAAATAATAGCTTCACTAGAGCAGATGTATAAAGACATAAAATCAGGACAACGTGGAGATTATAATGCTGGAGATTACTACCACAATAGACAAATAGAAAAAATATTTAATATAGCCCGTAGAAAAGCTTGGCGTAAGATTTCTAGTACAGACATAGTACGAGAACTCATACAGGAGCAAAGACTTAAAAAAGAAAGGCAACTCCAGAAACAACTAGAAACTACACTACTTACAATGTATAAATAAATGGCAGAAACTATTGACGAAAAAGGTAAAGTAAAATCCACTAAAAATCAAAAACCTTGCCCTTCTGGTTTTTTTAGAAACCCAAAGACTGGAAAATGTGAACAGGCTAGTGTCGGACCTCAGTACAAACCATAACAATTTTGAATAAATGGCAACAACCTTCGTAGATTATACAGGAGATGGAAACGCTACGAAGACGTTTTCCTTTCCTTCCATAAAAGAAGCTGACATTAAAGTGGATGTCGATGGTGTACTTAAAACATCAGGTTCTCACTATAATATAACAAGCTATACAACAACTGGTGGTGGTAACGTAGTATTTACTGCCGGTAATATACCATCCAACCCTGCAAAAATACGTATTCGCAGAGATACCGATGTAGACAATGCTTTAGCAACTTATGTAGCAGGCTCATCAGTTAAGGCAGGTGATCTTAACAATAATCAAAAACAGATTCTATATGCTGCACAAGAAGAACAAAACGTAGTTAACGCTACATCTTCTGTTGCTGGTTTTATGTCACATACTGACAAAGCCAAGCTTGACGGTATCGAAACAGCAGCAACAGCTGACCAAACAGCATCAGAGATTAGAACATTAGTAGAAAGTGCAAGCGACAGTAATGTATTTACTGATGCTGACCATACTAAGCTTAATGGCATAGAGAGTGGTGCAACAGCAGATCAAAGTAATGCAGAAATTAGAGCAGCCGTAGCAGCTGCGTCAGATAGTAATGTATTTACAGATGCAGAAAAAAGCAAACTAGCAGGTATATCTGCCGGTGCTGGTGCTACAACGTTTACAACCTTATCAGATACACCAGCCAACTTTACAGGTGCAGCTGGTAAAACACTAAAGGTAAACTCATCTGGTAATGCTGTTGAGTTTGTTACAGTTACAGTACCAGCCGGTAACTTTGCTGGTCTTACAGACACACCTTCTAGTCTAACAGGACAGGGTGGTAAAACAGTAAAAGTAAACTCAGGTGGTACAGCTCTAGAGTTTGAAACTGTTAGCTCTGAAGTTGTATCTGATACTACACCACAGCTTGGCGGTAACTTAGATGTACAGACAAACGAGATTACTACAAGCACAACTAACGGTAATATTAAAGTAACACCTAACGGTACAGGTGTTGTAGAAATCAAAGGTGCAGGCGGTGCAGATGGTACACTGCAACTTAACTGTTCAGCAAACAGTCATGGTGTCAAGATTAAGTCACCACCTCATAGTGCTGCACAAAGTTATACGCTGACATTACCATCTAACATAGTAAATGGTCAGTTTCTAAAAACAGATTCTAATGGTAATCTAAGCTGGGCAGCAGCTGGATCTCAAACCATAGCAATCAACACACTGTCTAGCTCTAGTGGCTCAGGAGGTGGTAGTGCAACCTTCAATGGTTCTGCTACAAGATTCACATTATCAAACCCCGGTTCAAATGCTCAAGCACATCTTGTTAGCATCAATGGAGTCATTCAGAAACCTAATAGTGGAACCAGTCCAAGCGAAGGATTTGCTATTGATGGTAACGATATTATATTTGCCAGTGCCCCTGCTAGTGGTGCTGACTTCTTTATTCTCACCATCGGACTCGCAATAAGTATAAATACACCAGCTGACGATACAGTTACATCTGCCAAGATTGTAGATGGTACTATAGTCAATGCTGACATCAATGCTTCAGCAGCTATTGCTGGTAGTAAGTTAGCAGACGATAGTGTAACAGAAGCTAAACTAGATATACATGCAGCACCCTCTGGCACAGACAAAGTACTTGGCTACACATCCA